AGCACCACTATCACCAGCCGTGGCAGCACCACAATCACCAGCCGTAGCAGCACCACTATCACCAGCCGTAGCAGCACCATAATCACCAGCCGTGGCAGCACCACTATAACCAGCCGTAGCAGCACCATAATCACCAGCCGTGGCAGCACCACTATCACCAGCCGTGGCTGGTTTTCCCGGTTCCGCATTACACTCGTTAGTACACCGTTCCTTGACATAAGATACAGCTGCTTTCACAAGCCCCCTTATATCAAGCTCAGCACCTATTCTAATTTTTGAAGAACAAACCTTGTTACTTTCTGAATCGTCTATTTTACCACTCTGCTCAACCTCACAAAACCTTGCCCTAGCCGGCGGATAGTAACCAAAAACATCCAGAGGATAAGGACATGCATGAAAACCTTTCTCGCATACCTTTATGTAACCTGTTTCTTCATACTCCTTACCTACTTCATACTTAAACCCTCTACAAGATAAATCCTTATCAAATGCTTTATAAGCCTTTATTTTCTGTTCCATAATATAATGTAATACTATATAATACTGCCTATTTGGTCCTTAATGCCTAATATTTCATTGAAATACGCCTTAATTTCGTTTTCACTACTTTCTTTAGATAATGTTATATTTGTTGACATATTATTAACTTTTTGTGGTAACTCCGCAATTACCCGTTACATATTTGAAACACCAACAAAGTCATTTATTTTGCTTATTGGATATTTTTTCGCATCACGTTCGTTGAATGAAAGATAAGATAGAGCCATTTGTAACTTATCCTCCATCCTGTCTATATCATCTTTATAATCGCTTCTGTCAAGTTCCCAATACAAAAGCCTTGACGGATCATTAACTGGGCGTAAATCAAACGGATCATCATCAGATTTACCGTCATATACGATATAATACATTTTATCTACATCGGGATGGGAAAGGAAATGCGACATTAGCTGCCAATAGTATTCCTCTATCGCCTGTCCCTTTGTGGCTTCTCTCAAATATTCAATCTTACTTTCAGAAGTAAAGCATTTCACTTCTGCTATATAAGACAATTTACCATTGACATCAAATCCATATCCATCGGGAGAATCACCATATCCATCATAGATATTATCGACAAAAACAATTTCGTCAAAATCATCCGCACAGGACATTAGTCTGGAGAACGTGTTATGGTTAAAACACTCGATAGCGTCTTTTTCATGATCCTTTCCCCACTCCATGTCAGAGGTGGATATATGTCGACATGGTTTGTTTAACCTTCTTTCCCTTGCAACCTGATAAAGATAAGAAATAGCTGTATCCCCAAAAGGAACATCAACTGTCTTTCTCTTCACACCCTGTTTTTTTGCAATATCTAGTTCGGAAGGTGTCATTTCCCTTCTCCCGGAAACCATAAGTTTTCCAATGGCGGAAGAGGTGATTTTACCACACCTCTTCATAAGCCATAATTTTTCTTTTTCTTCCGCTTCCATTATTTTTTAACTGATTCGTTAAACAATTTCATAGCTTCAGCGTCCACATCATAGCTTGCCGTGATGTATCCAATGTCGCATTTTCCACTTTTCAACGCTTCCAATGCAGCCTTGAATTTATCAGAGTTCACTGTCATCTTCTCTTTCTGTGGTGGTGGCGGAACATCACGCCCTATACGCAATCCGTAGACCTTTCCTCCATCGCTTGGGTCACGTGTCAGTTCCTTGCATAATATGACACGGAAATCACGGATGGTTTCAGGATAATCAGTTTGAGCCAGCTTAGTAAGGCGTTTGCGGTTCGTACTGTTCAATAGCATAGGTTTAGGAACAAGGTTTGTTTCTTTAAAGTAAGCAATCCATGATGGTTTCTTACTACCTTGTACCTTTGCATTCTCATCCCATACGATATGGGATATTGTAGCGATGATAGACTGACCGTTAGGGAGTATTTCTACTCCCACATAATCAGATTGACTTCCAGTTCTCCAATGATGGAGAACCTGGTTTTGTTGTTCGTTTGACATATCTATTAAATTTCACTAGGTAAAACTACAGTTGAATTTCCCGTTTTGTCTACAATGACGCTCTTTCCGCCTATGACAGCTTCCGTCTTGTGTCCACTTGGGTATTCCGATAAACAGGAATCATTTTCCGCCTCATACGGATATACATCCATGATGGCAGTTTCGGCTATGGATGAAATCACATAGTCTGCCATTGTGCCCTTCATTCCTTCATCAAGTTTCTTTACAGCATCTCTCAAATCGGCTGCCTGAACAAGCATATAGCATGATGTCTTTTTCTCCGCTCCGCTCTTTTCGTCCAGCGTGATGTAATACAGCTTGCATTTAAACCAGCGGTCGGCTGCATCTTCCTCAGAGGGGAACAGTTCGCTGTAATTTGAGCGTTTAATGTCCGAAACAGTGAACTCTCCACTGATAAACGGTGTCATTTCAGATATAATACGTGCTTCCGCCTCAGTGAAGCTAAGCGCATCAACTAGGTATTTCTCACTTACTTTCTTATTCATCCCATTTTCTGCTACTTTTTCGTAGCGAATTTTACACTCAAAAAATGTTTTCATAAAAATATTTATTTAAAATTCCATTGTTTCATGTAGTCAATGTTTTCAGGAAATCCTTCTACCGATATAGGGCTGAGGAATATCTTATCACTTTTTAAATTTGAGCCTCCCCATTCAGTCGGTGGGCACTTTTCATACTCTTCTTTAGAAACTTCACTTACGCTAAAACGAGGTTGAAATCCCCATCCTTGTACACTTTCTCCTAAATAACCAAATTTACGTAATGCCCACTCAAAAGCAATATCTTTATAAAAGTAATGTTTGGAGAATACTGCCGCATATATCTTATGTGTAAAATACCCTGTTTCTGTTAAGTCAGGATTACATCTGATACAGAAATACTTAATATGTGAAAGTATTTCTTTTGCAAAATACTCATATTTTTCACAATCCTCTTTTGAAAGAAACTCTTCCCCATCATATGCGATGTAAACAGTCTTAGTAATTTCTTTTGTTTCCATATTTTATTCATTACATAATTTCATAAAACACATCCATATCGTCTTACTTTGTCTACCAGTTGTATGTCCAAATAGAGGTTTGAAAGGAATAACAGACAAAACATCTGATGCTTTTATCTCGCTTTCATTCCATTTGAAGATAAGTGTACCATTCGGTTTTAATACCCTCATGCACTCCTTGAAACCTTCATGAATAATACTTTTCCAATCATCAGGCAACTTGCCATATTTCTTTGCCATCCATGAATTTTCTCCAAGTGTTTTCAGGTGTGGTGGATCAAATACAACTTGATAGAAAGAATTATCTTCAAATGGTAAATTAGTAAAATCTGCGACAATATCAGGTTTTACCTCTATAGTCCTTATCTTATTTCTATCTTTGGCTGTAAGTGTTTCTGAACGTTTGTCAACAAATAACACATTAGGATTTTGTTTATCAAACCAAAACATACGACTACCACAGCAAGCATCCAATATTAATTTATCGTTTTTCATTTTCGTTTCTTATTTGTTTCATTCTAATTAAAAGCCACGAAGCGTATTCTCCGAGGCACAACCTAAATTTATATATATTATGAGTTATTTTTTTTTGCGAATTAAGCATTAAGATAAAAGTTCCTCTTAATGCTGTTGGTGTCATCATTAGAAGTGATGGCACTCAAATTGAAATGAATTGATTTTATCTTTGGTGTCCGCTTGTAGTCAGTGCCTTATAAAGTTATCTGTTAGCTCAAATTTCTTTTCCATATTCATTCAAAATTGAAATTATCCTCACCGTTAGGATCTTCGTCCGGCATATCATTACCGAAATCCATCGGTATGAACCAATCTGAAATATAGTCTTGCATGATTTAATCCTCCTGCTCCTGCCTAAAATATTCGTACTTTATCTCTCCATTTACGATCATATCCATGATTTCTTCATCGGAAGATGTGGCTATCTTCATCATGAACTCATCTTTCTTCACCTTTTCAATATCTTCATTTTCATTCTTTTCCACCTTTTCCATCTTTTTTGCCTTTTCAGACATATAAGACACAGCATCTTTAGCTATTTTCAAGGCATACTCTGAATCGTATAAAGACATCATGGATTGAATGTATATTCCGTTAATCCTGTCAAATATCTCCTGTTGGGGAAGGCTTAGGAACTTTGCCGTATTCGCTCCCATCATCACCTTTATCTGCCAAGATGTTTTTATGTTCACTATGTGAAGCCACCCCTCTTTGATAGGGCTTTTAATAATATAAAAGTCACCTACAATATATCCTTCGTCTATATCTTTCTTTTTCATAGTTTATATTTTTCCAAAGCAAGAATAATTTTATGATCTTCAAGGGCTGATTTTATGGTATCGTCAATCATCTTGTTGTGAGTTTTAGAATCTATATCCAATTCTGAAACATTGTATCCATTGTCAATCTTGTTCTGAATACTGAAATAATAATTTCTTATTTCCAGCACATTCTTATGTATCTCTTCTCGTGTCATCTTCTCGGCAAAAATTTATTTTTAACAAATGATAAAAGCATCACGGATATTTCATCGGCATATCTTGCAAAATCATCCTGGTATTTCTCGTCAACATTGTTATCCATCCATAGGATTTGATTCTTTGCCATAGTACCTACCTTTTCAAGCGTTTCAAACATTTGAAGGCTAGATCCGGGGAGTGTTTTCTTTAGCATTTCATTCAACTCAATGGAAGATGAGTGGATAATATCAGCACAGAAAGCAATGGTGTTGACATACATCATCCAATCCATTTTCTCATCATCAGACATCTTCTTGATAATATCCATTCCCCTTACATATTTACCGTCAGGATAAGCCTTGATATATGCTTCCTGAAACTCCTTTATCTTGGCTGTTACACGAGAGCATTCAACCATACGGCCTTTCTTGATAAGATCGTTCTGCTGCTTGCGCAACTCCTTCATTTTTTCCTCTCTCTCACACTCCTGTATTAACAAATGTCTTTCCATCTTCTATTATTTTTATAAGTTCTTTAAACTGGTCCGCAATTATCTCTAGTTTTCCCTGTATCTTCTGATTCATATTCCCGTCCTTGTAGGAACTCTGGAATCCTTCATAACGTGAATCAATGCTAGAATAACAGAATGAATCGGACGTGATGTTTACCATCGTATTGTCACCGTCTATGAACGGTTCTGGTATGTCTACTTTTATCATCATAGCAATCCGAAATAACTGTCTAGTTTATCAATCGTTTTATCTCCATCAGATAGGACATACTCAATTACTTCACGTCCTGAAAGTGTTACTCTCAGTTTGTCCACAGGCTGAACATTGGCTATACCTTTAGAGTAATTGTTATAATGAACAATCTCCCATCCTTTTATGGATGATAGCATTCTCCGTTTGCCACACAAATTTATAGCTTTTGGAGTAAATTCCTTCTCTTTCTTATCCATAATCAATCGTTTTTAAACTTTTTAAACATATCATCTCCCAACACTCCGCTAATGAACATGGTAAGTTCTACTTCCCATTCATCTTCCTTGCCCTTCACGAACGGATAAGTAAGCTGATGCCATTCATGGTAATCAAACAGCTTCATGCGAAGCGGATAATAATCAAACATTTTCTTGTTTCCATAAAACACACGGATATGATTTTTCTTAATCTCCGTGTAAGACAAACCGTAGTAATCCAGTATCTGGTAGAATTTGTCCATGGGGGTAAAATTACACTTCATATTTTACATATTTTTTTTAGTTGTTTATGCAACGATTTCATGTATGCTATTATTGTATCCGAATTAGAGTCTGAAAAGTCAACATCTTTTACGCTTTTCAACTTTAACCCATACACTGAAATAACAATAACTTCTATGATGTTATGTTCTCTATCTTCACGGTATAACACATCTTGAATGCTAGATGTATTAATGATGGGAAAGTTATCAACTTTTATTAAAGATTTATATTTACCTAGCATTGTTGGCGTTATTGACGTTATATCGTTTTCTACAAAATCAAAAAACATATTCTCGTCATCTCCGCAATCTACTGTTTCAAGAAACATACGGATAACTTCCCACTCTGATTTTACGTGAAAAGTATTATCTGACTTGTCTACAAAGATGCCATCACCAAATCCATCCAACGCTTTTTCGGAAGCGGTGTACCCTAACCGTTCAAGTCTGTTTCTTATGTCGCTTGAATCCTTTCTAATCAATACCTTCATGAAAAATATTATGTTTAATTATTATTGTCGATTGCTTCGGTAGGCTAACCTGTTCACTGTTTTCCTTGTTGGTCAAAATATATCTTTCCCTAGTATCACTAAACAGGAAATCATCTTTTACAAAGGGTATTTTCTTTCCATCATACCCTACAATAAAGCAGTTTTGAAAAATTTCTAGTAGAATCATGATCTTTTGTTTTTAGCACATAAAGAAAAAATAGGTTTGACATGAAATGGGTTTCTTACAATCCAGTCGTAATCTACGCTTTTTGGATCTCTTTCAATACTCCAAAGTTTGCTAGCGTAATTCATATCGCTTTTCAATAATCTGATTTGTCGTTTCTGCCTGTATATTACAATATAAGGACAGAATACAATCATCATTATTTCTAAAAACTTTTTCATTGTCTTATCGCTTAATGGTTACTAAAATCGGGGGAACGCTTTCCCCCTAAACTTTCATTATAGATATGCTTGCTTCTACACTCAAACATGATGCAAATATAGTCAATAAAATGACATACTATAAAATGTTTTAAAATATATATTATTTATTCACATTTATTAAAGTATTCCTTAAATACGTTTACATTGTATGTGTTTACCTGGCAATGGTTATCGTCAAAAATCTTTTTTATCTGATAACCTAGCTTACAAGATATTACTTTCATCTTCATCCGGCTAATCTTTTTCCAGTTGACACCGTTTTCCTTTGCCCATCTTTTGATACTATACCATTCATTGGATTCGTTTGGTTGTGGCTTTAACGCTTGATTCCTTTCGTACTCATCAGCCCACGCCCTGGCAGCTTCGGCAGGATTGTTGAAGTTTGGTAATCTAACCTGTGCATAATAACTGCCTGTATTGGTAGCTGATGGAACAATATTATCAAATATCCAACGTTCAAATTCATCAGCCATAGGAGGAAAAGGGCTTTTATAAATCAGTCTATACATACTCCTTTCATTAATAAACTCCATTATATCATCCCCTACTTCACGCATCATTACGGAGGATGGTTTACAGTGCTCTAAAAGAGCTTTTAATGGATTTGAATACTGTAAAGAAGATGCAGCGTCTAATCCACAGAACCAAATTTTACCATATCGAACAAACACACGAATTTTGCCAAAAAAAGGATGTTCGTAAACCATTATTTCGTCCGTTTTGTGTGCCGAAGCTGTTTTATCGGTAATATTGTTTTGTTGCATAAATAAAAATAATTAACTTTGTTAAACAATTAAAATAAGCAATATATGGTAAAGAAAGTGATTAGGGTTAATGTTAAATCCCCTAAGGTAACATCAAATAAAAAGGCATCTCCCGTAAAGGTCAAGATAAACATGAAGAATACGGGAGGATTACAGCCCACAGGAAAACAGAAATTATAATCTACAACAGTTTCTAAAACCATCGGTTATAGATTGATGATTATTTATATTCCTATCTCCAAATCGTTGATGTAGATACAATGCAATAAAGAAACATACAGTTACAAATCCTATTGATATATACGAATAAAACATAGTGCATCTCACGTCCTCAAACACCACATTATTAAATACAATATCCAGTATTGCGTATATAAACATTTCAATGACAAATACTCTATGGTATATACAAAATAAAAATACCTTTGACAACACATAAAACAATATTGCATTAAACAGTTTGGCGTTAAAGAATATGGTAAGGTACTTGTCCGAAAACGGAGTGGCATACTGAATATACTCCAATGTGTCACCATCATAATATTCAATGATATCACCTGTTCCAACAGAGTGTATAACCTCACACTGATGGACAAGTATAGCAATACAGAACAATATAGGATAACATCTTATCACCCAAATAAGAAACGTCCTGTAGAAATTGTTCAAACTTTCCTCTAGCATTTTGTCTTTCATAAATTTACTCTCCTGGACAAATTTCTAATGGCATTAATGTTAATTTTTATACACATTTTAAAACGTTAATTCGTTCTGGACGATACCAACGCCCGCTATCGGCTATCATAAATGAATCACCGAATACTTTTCTTCCTATATTAAGCGCACCGTTGACATCAGCATTGATAACCTTTCCAACTGCCGACTTGAACAGCCCTCGCTTGACACGCTTGCCGAGATAGATATCATGCTTGCATATATCCTCCATAGACAGAGCGTCACATTTGCTAGTGTAGCTTTCCTCATGTTCGATATAGTTGACACCTGCAAGTTCACACTTGTATCTAAGACAGCTTCTCAACCTCGCAAAAGGGATGAATGTAAACTTCTGATTGTTTACTCCGCCCATATTGACGGATTTCTTCCATCCTTTGTTGTAGCCTACAGCAAGAGTGCCTATGTGGTGTGATACAAGATAATCAACGATACGCCTGCTTGTCTTGTGCATCGAATCATTCATAAACCGTTCACGTTTATCATACATATTTCTCATCCTGTTTGTCAGTTTGTCTATACCCTGCCTGTCCTTTATGGATTGCAGCATGGACAATGTTTTGTTAAACCATCTGTTGTATGACTTGATAACCTTGCCTGAAAACAGCAGCGCATTGCATCCGCACACTAGCGTGGCAAGGTTGTTCACACCTAAGTCTATCGAAGCCATACCCGTACCGACATTATCCGAACAGACACAATCATATACAACCTCCACGGTCATGTATGTACGTTTTGGAATTATCCTAACCTGTTTGAACCGTTCGATTCTGCCCTTGTATTTCTCCCATTGCGGAACGGGTATTTTCAAGTCACGGTCAAGTATTATATACCCGTCATGTATCTTGCACGACTGGTTGGTATATATCGCATTGCTCATCCCACCCCGTTTGTGATAGCATGGCAGTTCGGGCTTACCGTTATACTTCCCGGGATTCTTCGCCCAATCCTTTACTGCCTTGACATATCCCTTCATTGCCTTGTCAAGCACGCGCAATGTCTGTTGGGCTACGTGTGATTTCACAAGTCTGTAATTCACCGTACCTTCAAGGTTGGTGACATTTTTCATTATCCTGTCCAAGTCGGGATAAAACAGCCACCTGTCGTTATCCTTCAACTCGTTACGGACAATATACAACGCCTGATTGTACAGGTTGTTCGTAACACGGCAGATAGTGCAAAGCCTGTCGGAATGGTTGATGTCAAATTTATAAACTAATTGCATATTAGCCAGTATTATGTTTTGCCAGTAAAAAGGAGAACAGGGAAGCCGTACTGACTTCGGCTTGTCGGAAGGTAGCTACTCCGTTCCTATCACTGTATGGTACAAATATAATACTATATAACGATATTAGGAAATATCATGTGTTAAATTTTTATAATGGTATTTATTTGCTCCTTAATAAATTCCTAATAATCTCTTCTTTCGTTCTCCCTTTCAACAGGTTAAGATCAATTGTTGCAGACCCTACCTTTACGCAACCATCAGATATGTATTGCTGCACACGTTCGTTCACAAGATAGTCCGCACCAAGCATATCCAATTTGGACAGTCCTTTCACATCATTTCTTCTGCTTAACACAAATCCACCTACCGTTCTCCATATACGCCTGTATTGGCTTATTCCGTCCTTTACAGGCATGATTATGTCGTTTTCAAACAATGGTATTCCGTTCATGTCAAACACGCCTGTAAACCATTCTACAACACAACCACTGCTATCTCTTACACGTCCATAAGCATCTATGGATACATCGTCAATAAGAAGTTCATATCGCCCCGTTACTCCATTAAATATACGGAGTAATGGGAAATCAATGTCATTTCTTCCCATTTCCCTTAATCGCTTCAATACATTCCTTTGCTCCATCATCAAAACCATGCTTGTACCCCTTAGCGTATTCGCCAATGTTATACACCGCCATTGCAAATACAAACAGGATGATACCTAAAGCTTTATGCCAACCGGGCAACGAGATGGAAAACGGCTTAAATGTAATTGTTAGATCTCCAACCCATAATAGGGCGATAATACATATGATTGTAAATATAATTGTTTTCATAATCAATATTTTTTTCCATTCAACTTAGGTCTTAATTCGTTATATCTTTGTTTCTGCTCAATATGCCATAGCAAATCTATGTCAAGATGTTTGGCTAGTGCAAAGATTGAAAATATCATCTCATTTACAATCGTAGAAAGATACTGGTAATCTACAATTGGTTTGATAAATATGGAATATATCGCTTCCGTGAAACTCAATTGGCTGTACATACAGGCAATATCATCCATATATTCGGAGTTAATATCATTACTAGCAGATTCAAGGCTTATTCCTCGAAGTCCTGCAAGGTCAAGCAGACGTATAACCGCATCTGTCAGTTCATCCGGAAGTGTATCTTTTACATTCTTTTCAAAGGAACACTTAAATCGCTTTTCTTCTTCCACTAATGCAGGATAGCGATTATAGTCCATTTCAAAACGCGATTTACATTTCTTTCCTAATCTTCCCTTTCTATCTGCTTCCACAGCTTCCATAAGTTCGGAAATAACAAGGCAAAGGCAGTGTTCTTCACTCAGTCTTTTATCATGAAAACCATGTTCACAAGCTGTTTTGTAAGCTATATTCCGTAGTTCGTTCAAATTAATATTTTCCATATTTATATAAGTTTTAATGCTTCCTGTAAACCTGCTTCGAGTGCTTCTTCGTAGGTATTATAACGGACAATAGGTCTGTCAGACAATCCTATCAAGTCATGGGCAGGTATTGTCAGAATATCGTAAAGCCAATAGTTTTCATACATATAGGATATTTCTACATGTAGGTTCTTGGTTTCACGTATCCACTTTTGGGCAACGGATTGCGGAGGAAATTCTATATCTATAAACATCCCTTTCTCTTTCAGCAACTTTGCCGTTTCTAATGTCACAAGTTCTTCGGTCATAATTATTCTCCTTTCAATTTCTTTATTAGCGCATCAGTGAAACCAAGGCTCCATTCTGCTTTCATATTTAATCGAAATACATTACTTTCTTACCTATACATACCTTGAACCTTGAAAGAGATTCACTATATTGTGTAATATTATTGGGATTATATTTGTTAACAAAACATCCAGTACGTTTATGGTATCTGACACAAGCATTTTCAGGAGATTTAGCCAATATTTCTTTCTCATCGCTAAAACTAAAAAATAAACTATCTCTATATGATACCTTATACCACTTTACTTGGCTTCTTATCTTTTTAAAATACTTTGTTTCATTATTCCTCCTTTCCTTTAAAGTGTTCAATCAGTTCGTCTACGGTAGCCTTGTGATAACGTCCTGAAATAATGGTTGCATTATCCCAATTTTTATCCCAAAAGAACATAATGCCTTTTGGCTCTATGAAATAATGATCGTTACCAATAGAATTGTCATAAGAAACGCTAAGAATGGAATCTGTTATAAACCACTGCATGTAGTTACTATCATCCCTCAATGCAGCGATAGCCAGGAAAAGTTCTTCATTCGTTCCGCAATCAATCCTTCCTTTCTTGGTTACGGTATCTATATCATATATCACCCCATATAAATTCCCATAAGATGTTATGATTGCTCTTCCTTCTTCAATGCTTTTATGACTTCCCTTTCCGTCATAACTATGTGCATCTAAGGTTGTATTACCAGAATTAAGTATTTCATACCCCAATTCTTCCAGCCCTCTCCGAAGTTCCTGTGTGTTTTTGCGTATAAAACACGGTGTTGTAAATCCCATAGTTATTCCTCCGATAAATTAATCACTCCTTCGTCTGAATACTCATATCCAATATATTTGATACAATTTCCAAGAACGATATACCAATCTGTAAGATTATCATCATTACTTACTGCAAAAAGCAAATCATGTATCGTACTGTTTCCCCTTTTCAATCCTATATAGTAGTTATGGTTATAAAAACTAATTTCGGGAATATGCCTTAAAGTATCAGTATGTAAACCATCATATACACCGAATACATTTTTAAAATGATTTTCCATAGTTATTCCTCCTTTTCAACTTTAACATATCCGTTTTCAATGCACCAGCACAACATATCGTATGCTGCATCAATGAGTTCTTTTCCTTCTGTGATATTTCCGATAGACCTAGTATAAGATTCCACATACAAGCATGTATAGCTATCTGCAAATTTTTTGATGGTCAGCACTTCATTGCCGATGAAACAAGGTAACTTGTCGAGAATATCCGGCAAGGTGTAGATATGGTATAATCCAAGTTCTTGTAAATGTTTCGTCTGATCAAATGACAATACCTGTTTCATTCCTGTTCCTCCTCTGTTTTAATATCCGTTACTTTGCCACGACTGACAAAACAGAAACATCCCATCACATTACACAGGTATGATTCATGCTCCATCTTACACTCTTTACATTCTTTACACAATGAACATTCACTGCAAACGAAATTTTCATTGAACGTTTTGCTCATTTCATGCAGCACCCCATCTATTATTATTCCGTTCTTTACTTCCATACCGTTCATTCATTAGAAGTTACACCCAAACACAATACTTTGTCAGAAACGCCTATATCGTCAAATTCCAAAGTTAAATACTCTGTATCGTAAGGATAAGGGTATCTGCAATTTTTCAATTCTTCATCCGTCAATTTGCGTCTGACACGCATCTCGATTTCAAAATCATCGGGAAGGTTCTCTATGATTTTTCTAAGTTGTCCTACGTTCTTTATTTCCATAATCAATCTCCTTTCTCTTTAATTCGTTCAAGTACATCCCTGTTGGCTTCGAGTATCTCATCGAAAGACGGAATAGGCATCCACATGTCACACTCGTA